GATACATCGAACGACTCGGTATTAACGTTATAAAATATATTATAGTATTAAAAAAATGAAACAAGTATACGAATATTGGATGCCTGATACTGATGAACATTTTGAACGTTTGATTGCAAAACGTATAAAAAACGGTGGCCCTGCAGAGTATCAAGACGATGTTAGAAATGCTGCATACAAGTATGTTACAGATTTTGGTATTGCTGTAGACGTTGGAGCCAATGTTGGATTATGGGCAAAACCACTTACTGAAAAATTTAAACATGTAATAGCATTTGAACCTCTTGAGCAAGTGTATAGTTGTTTAGAAAGTAATGTACAAAACCTAAACGTAGAAATACACAAATATGCATTAGGTAATGTAAATGACAATGTTGAAATGATTTATGATAGTGAAAATACCGGTGGCAGTTTTGTTAGTAAAGTCGGCACCGGCAATATTGTTATCAAACGCATGGATGATTTAGATTTACCAAAGTTTGGATTATTAAAAATTGATTGCGAAAGACATGAGCTTGAAGTATTAAAAGGCGCAATAGACACAATATTAAAATATAAACCTATTATTGTATGCGAACAACAAGCTGACACCAATGAATGTGCTGGCATGTATTTAAAATCATTTGGTGCTCGCGAAATAACAAATGTAAGAAAAGACTACATCTTTGGATGGTAATATGAAAATAACAATAGTTACAACATTTGGCGATCAGCATTATAACATGTATGCCAAAAACTTTATGTCTAGTTTAAAAAAATACTTGGATCCTGAAATAAATGTATTAATATATACAGATAAAAAATATTTTGAAAACACAGATACATGGAAAAACTATATTCTCGAAGACGAATGCCCTGAACTTATCAAGTTTAAAAACCGCAACAAGCATAGAGTTATTGAAAACAAAACAAAAGGATGGATATATGATGCTGTACGTTTTAGTCATAAGAGTTATTGTATAGTAGATGCTGCTAAAAAAACACAACAAGGAAGACTTATTTGGCTCGATGCCGACACTGAAATAATTGCTCCGTTAACTAAACAATACCTAAATTCAAAACAAAACCCTAATACATTTGTAAGCTACTTAGGAAGAATTGATCGATATAGCGAAACTGGATTTATAAGCTGGAATATGACCATTCCTTATGCTGCTGATTATTTTAAAAAATGGCAACATTATTATGATACCGATTTAATATATCATTTAAATGCTCAACTCGATTGTCATGTGTTTGACGCTGTTACACATGAATTTTTTCGTACACACAACTTAGTACCAGAAAATATTAGTCCTCCTAAAGTAAATAAAGATCATTTTGATAAAGCATTCAAAGGAGTCATGTATCATTATAAAGGCGATGACAAAGAAGATGTTAACACTAATTTTAAAAGACGTCAATACCGATCAAAAAAAGAAAAACTAAAAAATGAAAATAATAGTAACAGGACATAAAGGATTTATTGGCAGTCATTATTATAACTACATCAAAGATAGTTACGATGCAGTTTATCCTTATGATAAGAAAAACGGCATTGCAGATGACCTAAGTAATATCACAGTAGCAAGAAATGCGCCCGACTGCGATGTTGTTGTACACTTGGCAGCAACAAATGGCACAAGATTGTTTTATGAAAATCCAACTGATGTTTGTATCAATAATACATTGCCAACTATAAACTTGATTGAACGCTATAGAAATACAAATACTAAGTTTGTATTTGCAAGTACCTGTGAAATATTTAATGGAGCAATAGATGAAGGTTACTACACTATTCCAACTGATGAGCAAGTACCAGTTATGTTTAACAACATTACGAATCCAAGATGGAGTTATAGCGTTCCGAAAGCTCTCGGCGAAAACCTAGTAGCAAACAGCGGCCTAGATTATCTTATTATACGTTACTTCAATGTATACGGCCCAGGACAGATTGATCATTTTATCAATGAGTTTGTTGAACGTTGCAAAGCAGGTGAATACTATATCAAAGGTAACGACACTAGAAGTTTTTGTTATGTTGATGACGCTGTAAAAATGACACACAGTCTTGTAGAGAATGTCAACAACAAAACTGTGCATGTTGGTAGGAATGAAGAAACTCCTATTGCAACAGTTGCAAAAATAATCATGGGCATAATGGGAATAAATCCAGACAGACTAGAAGTACGGCCAGGTCCAGTTGGCAGTGCTAAACGCCGTTGCCCAGATACAACACTAGTACAGTCACTTACTAAGTTTGTAGACTATACACCACTAGAAGTTGGTTTAAGAAAGACAGTAGAAAGTTTACTATGAAACTAGGTATTATTGGATTAGGTGCTGTAGGCACAGCAAATAAAGAAGGCTTTGAACATATAGGACATACGGTTGTACCTCATGATATCATATTTGATACAACAATACATGATGTTCTTGACACTGCAATAACGTTTTTGTGTGTGCCAACTCCGCAAGCAGATGACGGTAGTTGTGATACAAGTATATTAGAATCGGTTATTACCGAACTTTCGCAACTTGACTATAAGGGTATTATTGCAATACGTAGTACAGTTGTTCCAGGATTTACACAACGCATGATCGACACACATAGAAATCTTACTATATGTTTTGTGCCTGAGTTTTTACGTGAACGTTGTGCAGCAGAAGATTTTATTAACAATCATAAGTTACTTGCTATTGGCACACACGATATTTGGGTATATCGTAAGTTGGTACAAGTACACGGAACATTGCCCGAGCACACAGAACATCTAACACCTAATGAAGCAGAAGTACTAAAATATTACAACAATGTCTATGCTGCATTGCGTGTTACATTTGCTAACGTGATGTATGAAATATGTGACAAACTTGATTGCGATTACACTACTATTAAAAATGCTTATATTAAAACAGGCAAAGCTACTGATATGTATTTAGATGTAAATCCTAATCTTAGAGGGTACGGCGGCATGTGCTTGCCTAAAGATACACAAGCAATAGCATCTTTATTAAAGCAACTAAACTTAGACTTTGAATTGATTAATAGTGTGCATACCGATAATGAAAAGTTTAAGAAAACAGTATTTAATGGAATGAGAGAATGAAATCATATTCGCAATCTTGCCAAGATCTATTTGCATTAGAAGTGTGTACTACAAAATCTTATATTGAAATAGGAGCTAAAAAACCTGTAAAGTTTAACAACACATACAAGTTAGAAAATAATAACTTTCAAGGATTTAGTCTTGAACTTTCAAAAAAACATATGCCAGACTGGGACGCAGAATCTCGAAAGAATAAATGTTATTTTGAAAATGCATTAACATTTGATTATAAATCTGCAATACAAGAAAATAACATGAGTATGCATGTAGGGTATTTAAGTTGTGATATTGAACCTGCTGCAAATACATTTAGAGCATTACAAAGAGTAATAGAGCAAGGCGTTACATTTGATTGTATAACATTTGAACACGATGAGTATCAAGAAGGTAGTAAATATAATCTACTTGCAAAAGAGTTTATGATCAAAAACGGATACAAAGTTGCAATTGACCAAGTGTTTATAAATGACGAGCCTGAAAAAATCTATGAAACATGGTTTGTAAATAATAATATTGATTACACAACATCAACATATATCACTTTTTTAGAACAGAATAAAACTATCATATAAGTATTGTTATGAAAGTAATATTAGTAACAGGAGGATTTGATCCTCTACATAGTGGACACATTGCATATTTTAAAGCAGCAAAGGCATTAGGCGATAAACTTGTTGTTGGTGTCAACAGTGATGAATGGCTAACACGTAAAAAGGGTAAACCGTTTATGCCCTTTAATGAAAGATGTGCTATTATAAAAGAACTATCTGTTGTTGATCAAGTTATAGGATTTAACGACGATGATGATAGTGCATCTAATGCAATTTTTCAAACACTTAGTACACACGGAAATATTAAGTTAGTATTTGCTAACGGCGGTGATAGAACAAATACTAACTCTCCAGAACTTAATGTTTATAATAATCATCCAAATGTAGATTTTGCATTTGGTGTAGGTGGAGAAAACAAAGCCAACAGCAGTAGTTGGATACTCGACGAGTGGAAAACACAAAAGACTGAGCGTGACTGGGGTTACTGGCGTGTGCTAGATGACAAACCTGAAAAAGGATACAAAGTAAAAGAACTTGTAATCTATCCAGGCAAAGCACTCAGCGACCAAAAACATTTTAAACGTTCAGAACAGTGGACGGTACTAGAAGGCATAGTTAATATGCAGACTGAATATAATAGTATGGAAGACTTGTTATCACTAAAACCTCATACAAATCCATACGAGATAGGCAAAGAAATTTGGCATAAAGCATCAAACCCAGGAACAGAGAATGCACACATCCTTGAAATACAATGGGGTGTCTGCGTGGAGGAAGACATTGAACGAAGAGATTAAAATACAAGAACCTACCAATCCATTAAAGATATTTGTAGGTTGGGATAGTAGAGAAGATATTGCATATCAAGTTTGCAAAAGCAGTATTGAACAACTAGCAAGTGTACCTGTTGAAGTTATACCACTAAAACAAAAAGTATTACGCAAAGAAAAAATATATACTAGACCAGTTGATGCATTAGCAAGTACTGAGTTTACATTTACAAGATTTCTTATTCCTCACTTAAACGACTTTGATGGATGGGCATTGTTTATTGACTGTGACTTTGTTGCTCTTGAAGATGTTAAATTATTGTTTGATCAAGCTGACAACAACTATGCTGTAATGTGTGCTCAGCACGACTATACACCAAAAGAAACTGTAAAAATGGACGGTCAGCTACAACACATATATCCACGTAAAAACTGGAGTAGTATGATGCTTATCAACTGCGGCCATCCTAGTAATAAACAAGTTACATTAGATTTAGTAAATGATCAACATAAA